TCCATATCCAGCATCCTCCATGGTCAATGGTGTATCGTGACATGAATGACTCGCGAGCCTCCTCTGGAGTGAACGGTGCTGGCAGGTATCGCATTCTTCCGTCTCTACACAATTTCCATTCTCTGCGTAGCGTGGTGTTGCTCACGCCAACTCCACCCTGTCAACAATCGGTAGCGTCGAGCCAGCTTTCGAGATCGGCGAGAGCGGCGCGAACGCATCCGCCACTGCCTACCGCAATGCGCAGCGCGGTGGACTGATCGACTTGCCAGTGACGCTGCAAAAACTCGGCAATGTCCTCGGTGCTGGGGGACGCAAGTTTGATCGACTGGAAGCGTGTCTGGAACCGCTCGGTGAGCAGATCGAGTTGCAGGTTGCTCGTGCCGATCACGGCGCGGCCTGAGGGCAGTCGGTCGAGGTAACTCAGGAGCAGGTCCTGTGCATCCCGCGTGCAGCGATCCATCTCATTGATGATCTTGACCGAGTAGACCCCGAAAAGCGAATGGATGCCAAGGGCACCCATCCACTGCTTCACGGTTTCGACGGTGACGAGCTTGCCGTTGAACTCTTCGATGGCAAAGCGTGTGCCGGCCAGTTCATCGGCGATCATGTCGGCGATGCTGGTTTTGCCGACACCGGGCGGGCCGTAGAGAAGTATCTTCACCGGCGCTGTCGGGTTGTCGTGGAGCTTGCGCGCTTTGGAGACCAGACGCTTGGCAACGATGGCCGCGGGGCCGCAGAGGTCATCGGGGGATTGAGGCTTCCACGCGAGTGGCGGCGGGCTTGCGGGGATAATCACTTTGGGCAGAATCTTGAATGGTTGTGACATAGGGATCTCGGTTGGTGATGGCGTTGGCTACGGCCACCGCACCTTTCCGGTATACGGTGACGGCGAGGAGTTCGCCATCGACCGTGACCGACCAGTAGCGCGTGGCGTAGCCATCGGGTTTGCGGTATTTTTGGACTTCGACTTTCATCGGGTTATTTGTTCCAGCCCTCGCGGCGGACTCGGGTTTTGAGGGTGTTAGGTGACAGGGAGAAATTTTCAGCGGTTTGTTTCACGCTGCGGCACTCTTCCCAATAGGCTCGGACCTGCGCCCAGTAGTCGTCACCGTGCCCGGGATTGCCGATCTTTTTGGCGGGCTTGGTTTGCTTCGCCTTGGCCTTGCTGGTTTCCTTTGGCGCTGGTGGCGTCGCCTCGGCAAACGCGTCGTATCGCCCCGGCGTGACCTCGGGCTCAGGTTGCGCAAGTGGCACGACGTTCGCCGCCGGTGCGACCTGGCTGCCATCGCCTCCAGCGAGGATTTCCGCAACGATCTCGCGGATCAGTGGCACGGGGATTTCGGTGATGGTGAAGACCAGTCCGTTGAGGGTCTTGCGCCCGAGGGATTGCTTGAGGAATTTCAGAGCTTCGCCTCGGGTGCGACCTTGGTAGCGGCCTTCGAATAGGTTGGTTTCTTTGTCGTCGCAGACGATCCAATACAGTTTGTTCATGATGCTATATGGTTGATTGTTGGTTGTGGTTGGTGACGTTGCCTTCGGTGTCGATTCGGACGCTGAATGCCAGTAGTCCGGAGAGAGTGGCTTTGGTGAGGTGCGCGATAAATTCACGGGCTTCCGTGCCGGCCAGTGGATCAACCGGTCGTAGGCAGCGCAGGGTGAATCCGCTTTTCTCCAGTTCGCGAATGCTTCGCTGCATCGATCTGTTCAGATAGTTGTTAGGGATGGTTGCTGTTGTCATAGCATCCCTCATCTGCCAGTCTGAGCGGGCACGTCCATGTCTTTTTTCGTCTTTTTGTTGGAGCATTTTCATGAGGGTAGCGGGCGGTTGATTTGGATGGTGCGACCTTTGGTTTGACCAGCGGCGTAGCTTCCCGAATGCAGGTTGCGGCGGCTCTGACTGCGTTTGCGGAGTTTGCCGTAGTGCTCCTCAACGTAGTGGGTGATCGCTGCCTTTTGATCCACGAGAACCAACCCGTAGGCCTGGCGTTCGTTGGCAGCGTAGGCTTGCTCGGCACGTTCTTTGGCTTCCTTGAGTGCGGCATTCAGTCCGTCGCGCAGCCCGCGGTAGTAAGACGCGCGGTCCGGATTGGGATGGACTTTCTTGAACTCATTCCAACAGCGGAAGAAGGTCTGGCGCAGGTAGTTGAACGCGTAGATCGCGAAGTCGATGTCGGCAGGAGCGCCGATGATGTCTACCGGGGTTCCACGACCGTTGGGCATCAGGATGGTCTTCACGTTGAAGTGGGCTTGGAGCAGCGATAGAATCATCAGGTCTGCCGGGTTGAGAGTCTTGGGCAGATCGAGATTGCCTTTGTTGACCGTGAACGATGCCCCTGACTCGCCGCGCTCCATGCGGAGCAGGGCGGAGTCGATGTTGTGGCGGGTCATCAGTTCCTGGGCCTTGGCCAGTGCGACCTTGGCTTCGTTCTCCGTGGAACCACGGGAGGTGTCGGCGAGTCGCAAGAGTTTGCGGATTTTATCGAGGATGTCGGTTTGGTTGCTCATGGTTGGTGTTTGGTCAGGTTGGGAAATTCAACGGAAAGTGGCTTCATCGGCTGTGATCTCACGGATGGCGTGAACCTCTGCTCCGTGTTTCTCGACCCAGGTATTCAGGGCTTCGATGCTCTTGAAGGTTTTGCGCCAGGGATTAGATTTCATGCCTTTTACTCCGTGGGCTTCAATGGATAGGATGTTTACTTTCATCATCCCTCATCTGCCAGTCTGAGTGGGCACGTCCATGTCTTTTTTCGTCTTTTTTTCGGGAACATTTTTTCTCCGAATGACGCCGACTTGGCATGCGTCCTGAGTCACATAATCTGTGCCAACTCGGCATCATTTGGACTCACCAAAATGCCTAACGATTGGCATGGATTATGAGTCACACGATCCATGCCACCGTAATGTTTTTCTATCTTTTTTTGTCTAACTCCACTTAGCCATGGACGTGAGGTGGCACCATGGCAGATATTAACCATGACAACGCCAACACTGTCCCGCCGCTTCGGAGTCGAGATCGAATTCCTCTCCACCGTCACTGTAGAACAAGTTCTCACAAGTCTCCGCTCCGCAGGCATTCAAGCCGAATATGAGGGATACACCCACCGCACAACACCCCACTGGAAAATCGTGAGCGATGGCTCCTGCGGATACGAACTGGTGTCTCCCATCCTCGAAGGCGAAGCCGGTATTGAGGAACTTCAAAAAGCCGCTACGGCACTGGAGGCCACAGGCGCACAAGTCGATAGACGTTGCGGACTTCATGTCCATTTCGACGCACGTCAGATGAGCCTCAAAGCGATCAAAAACATCTTCAAGATGTGGCTCAAATTCGAGGACGTTCTCGATACGTTCCAGCCACTCTCCCGCCGGGGCAGCAACAACACTTACTGCCGCACGAACCTCGATCACAACATCATCGATGCCGACAATCACCGAGTGCAATGCTCGAAACTCTTTCGCCAAATTGACCAGTGTAAGAACATGGAGGACATGAGAGCTCTCTACCCCTGCCGCTACCGCAAACTCAACATTCAATCCTACTTCCGCCATCAGACGTTAGAAGTCCGTCACCACGCCGGGACAACGAATCCTGAAAAAATCACCAACTGGGTTCGCTTAATGGCACGACTCTTCGACGCAGCGGAATCCGCCGCTACCGTTCGCAACCGCCCACAGGATACCGGAGTCGGCATGAACCGCATGAAGTGGTTCTTCCAAGCAATCGAAGCCCGCGGGCTCACCAAATTCTACAACGCCCGCGCGAAAAAACTCGCTGCATAATTTCCAACCATGAATACCATAATCCACATGAACACCGAATACCACACCATCGACGGCGCGACGTTCGCAGCCGCAGATCCCACTGACCTGATGGAGCAACTGCGAGCAGACAGCTTTAATCCCGAAGCAGACCTCTCGGCCTACTGTCGTGCGACCGCCAGGGCATCGAAGATGCAGACCGGAAAATCCCACCGACCCTGGCCGCCCAAGGCGCTAGTCGAAGACATGATCGCCTCGGGACTCATCGCCACCGGCAAGCGCCATCCATCATGGGGAAACTCCAACGACTAAACGACGATGGCATACCGAATTTTTGAACCATGTTTCTCGCTCGGCAAAACCGTTGCCACTCCTGCCGTGATGGAGCTGGGAGTTGATCTCGCAGGCTACATGCGACGGCATCACTGCGGTGATTGGGGTGACCTCACTGAGGAGGACAAGCAAGCGAACGAGGATGCTCTCGTTCACGGCGACCGCATCCTGAGCCATTACAAGCTGACCGACGGTCGCCGCATCTACATCATCACCGAAGCGGATCGCTCCAGCACCTGCATCCTGTTGCCGGAAGAGTATTGATCCAGGCAACGATGCGCTCGATGAAGCCGATCTCCAGTTGCTTCTCGGTGAGACGGATCACCGTCCATCCGGCGAGCACTGCTTCGAGGTATTTCTCGGCGTCCTTGGCGTAGCCTGCTCCGCGGTTGTGCCGACCGCTTCCAGACAGGAAAAGAGTGCAGGTATTTTACTGAAAAACGCAAAGTTCACTGGGTAGTGAAGGATGCAAAATACGGTAAGAACTCTCACTTCCGAGGACTATCGACCAGAGCAACGATTCGCTCGATGAAGTCGATCTCCAGTTGCTTCTCGGTGAGACGGATCACCGTCCAGCCCGCGAATACAGCTTCGAGGTATTTCTCGGCGTCCTTGGCGTAGCCTGCTCCGCGGTTGTGCCGACCGCCGCCCCGGAGGAAGATTCCGCCCTCGATCTCGATCAGCGTCCGGCTTTCGAGGTGTGCGAAATCAGCGCGCCACCGACGGGAAGGATGGAACTGAACTTCCCGCTCCAGGGGAGGACCTTGCGCCACGCGCCAGAGAAAGAGAAACCTTGATTCCAACTTGGATTGAGCCATTTCCCCAGCACCCGGAGTCAACGATTCCGGGCTCCGTTATGTGGGAAACGCCAATGGCACATTTCACAGGAATTGGACACGGGTGGGGATATCCCTGCCATGAAGCGGGATGGCTAGAAGACTTCCTATCTGGTCAAAGTAAATTTCAGGCGCACCCTTTCTTCCGTGCCCACATGTCGCGGGCGTTGTGGGATCTGCTGGCCCATTCAAGGTTATCAACACGATTGTTTTCCCTGTTGCCGTCGATGTGGTTGACCACGGGATGGCACTTCGGATTTTCCAGAAACGCCAGGGCCACCACCCTGTGTGCCAGCATCCACTTTTGATACCCTTCGATCATCAATCCGATGTGGATGTAACCATTGTGAGCCTTGGTCCCTTTCAGTGAACCTCTATCTTGGTGTCTGAACTTCCCAAACGAAGAAACCTCGTATCCCGGGGCACCGCTTACAGGCTTCCAGATTTCTTCACCGAGAATCATTTCAGATGGTTGTCTATCAAAAATTCCGAACGTCATCTGCATTCCGTTGCATTCTTTTGCTTTTCTTCAATCCTATTCTGTTTGAACCCGATTGAACCCCGTCCAGCATGGCGATGATGTCGGGTGTCACGTCGATGCTGGCTTGCCCATGTTGCACAGCGATCAGCCGCGCTCCTTCGCGGAGGATGCGTGTGACCCTGTGGACTGGTGTCGTGGTGTTGAGAGGCATGGTGATCGTGAGTGGTTGCGGGGGCGGGACTTGAACCCGCAGGGGCGAGGGTATGAGTCTCGCTTGGAGCATTCCTCCCCGCGTTTCGGTTAGAGCGCCTCGTAGATGTCGAGGATCAGCTTGAAGTCCTTCTTGAGTCCTTCGCGACGATCATCGTCCCATTCATCGACGGGTGCCTTCTGGGTTTCACGCGCCCACCAGCGGCGGATGCGGTTGAGCAACGCAAGGTAGGTGACGTAGCCACGGTCGGCAGGATCGCCTTCGACCTCTTCCTCCGTGGCGATACGACCGAAATTAATGGATTTCTGCAGACGGCGATAGCTCAGATCGTTCTTCTCGGCTTGATCGAGCCAATGCTTTTGTTCCTCTGAGTCTTTAAGTTTAGCCACAACTAGATGATGGCGGAACGGCAAATTGTCTGCGCGCGCAGACAATTGGACTCGTTTCGCGACCCATGCATAGTTCCTGAGCGTTTGGTATTCGAGACCAGTTACAGCGATTGCATCGTTGTATTTCTCGCCCCACTTTTCCTCGGCATAGTTGATCCAGTCACCAATCAGAAAACCAATGGAGCGTTCGGCGTCACCGAGTTTTGCTCCGATGGATTCCCACTCGTCAATGGTGAGGTCGCCGTGGAACTGGATGCCCTTTGGGGTCATCGTAAATTTAGCGTCGTTTTCTTGTAGTGCGGTAAGGGTGTCCATGTTTTTTCTTTTTGTGATGTTTGGTTCGTGAGTTGCGGTAAGTCTTGCGTGCCTTCTCGCTGCGCATGGCTCGGGAAGGCGGAAGGTTCAGTTGCTGAGTGATGTCAACGCAGCGCTTCGAGACGGCGGCGCGGGTCACGCCATGGCGCTTGGCGATGCTCGTCATGCTCTCGCCGTTGTAGGCGCTGAGTCCGAGAGCGACGGCCAGGCACTCGACGGTGAGCCGGGTGTTGCCTTCCGAGATCAAGTCCGCGACGAAGTGACGGAGCACCTCGATGGCATCGTGATTGATCGTGTCGGTCTGTTCATCATCGCGATCGATCAAGGCCGCGATGTCGGGTTCATGGCTGGCCGCAGATGAGTCAGCCATGTCTTGCTCTGCTCCTCCATTGCCGTGTCGTTGGACGCAGGATTTGAGCACGCCTAGCTTCTCAGCCTCGCGTCGTTCCTGCGGGGTCATGGACTTCACCCATGCCTCGTATTCGCGCTCATACTGGGCGTCGCGTTGTGATTGCTTTTTGGCGTAGTCATCGGAGTTCATGGCTGACCTCCTTTCCGTCCAGCCCACAAGCCGGTCTTGTGATCGTAGCAAAGCGTTCCCCGTTTCCGAGCACAGCCAAAGACCTTCTCGGCATCATCGAGGGACATCCCGAAGGACTCGCAGATGTAGCCAAGAACCTGGCTGTTTTTGGGTCGATAGAGCTCTGGTCGATTTGGCCAATGATCGAGTGGAGGCATGAAGTCCAACTCTGGCCATAGGTGCATGTGCTTCGATGTCCGGGGAATTTTCCGGGTCTTTTTTGACCGATGTCTAGGGTTCATATTCACCCGTACGATCTGCGTCAACGATGACAGAAATCGTGCTGTCGCTCTTACTAGCGTAACAGCAAACGCGAATACTGGTTCACCAGTTCGCGTTGTTATACTACGTATAACTGTCAGGTTCCCAGTAAGACACCTTACATAGGGAAAATACTTTTCGTTAGATTTGACGGGTTCAAATGGGTTCAAACCAATTTGAATCCTAGGTTCAAACCCTAGCATGATGAGGGGTTCAAACTGCATAATTGCGCCCCCTCCATAGGCGAGTAGCTTTGTCGAAAACGAGAGGTCCCGCCTTCATGTTGGCGAAGCAGTAGAAGACGCGTTGTGCCTCCTTGAGCGTGCAGTCACCATCGAGCTCAGCGATGCGATCCGAGATGTAGGCGAGCACACCGGATTCCTGGGCGATGCGTCCATTCGGCAATGGCGGCATGTTCTCCACGGCCTTGCCATAGCGGTCAGCAGTGCTGCCCATCTTGTAGGTGGCCTTTGCCTTCTCGCTCTTGGAATTAGCCTGGGGGGCCTTGAGAGCCGCAGGATCAGCGTTGCGGTCGGCGATGAAGATCGACTCGCACCAGCGGACGACAAACGGCTTCACGGGCGGCAGAGCGCGCAGCGTAAGGTCGATGACATGAGCATCATCTTCCTCGTGCGGGGTCATCGTCAGAATGACGTCGGGGTCACGAGCGAAGACACCCGAGCCACCGATGCGGTCGATGGACTCCTTGCCCGCTTGGTTGCCCTTCGAGAAGTGCGCGCCGAACACGGCCGCAGCTCCGGACTTCGCCGCCAGTTGCTCGACCTCATTGAGCAGGCTCGCGATGTCACCTGCGTCGTTCTCATTCCGTGCGCCGAGGCCCTTGTAGATCGGGTCGATCAGGATCAGCGAATACCCGGTGTCGCGAATGCGCCCGAGGATCTTCGGGATGAGCGCGGAGAAGTCGGTCGCATGCCCCCGCAGGTTCCAGATGTCGAAGCCGGTGAAGTCCTCGATCTCCTTCGCCGCTGCAATCCGGGTGATCCGGTATTGGAGCGCGAACGGTGGCAGCTCGAAGTTCAGATAGAGGGCACGGCCCAGGCGCGTCGGGAATCCCCACCACGGAGAGCCGGTGGATACCGAGAGCATCAGGTCGATGAGCGACCAGCTCTTGCGCGCCTTGGACGGGCCGCCGAGGACCATCTTCGCCCCCTGATGAAGCACGCCCTCGACAAGCTGCGGTGGCTCCGGTTCCGGCTGGCCCATGAAGGCATGGCCGGGCAGGATCGGCGGCAGGTCAGAGTTCGAGTGCGCCGCCTCCCAGGCCGTCCACGATTCCGCGCCGAATTCCAGCGCGAGCAATGCCTGGCGACAGACATCCCCATCGACCGTGCGCCAGCCGTCCGGGCAGCGCGATAGGCGCGACGGATTCCGGTTCTGCTTGTCCAGATTGATCCCGGAAAACCATTCCCAGATGATCTCGACCCGGCGCTTGTATTCCTTCTCGTCCGGGGCATCGACCCGAATCCAGGCGTGCAGGCTCTTGTTGCCCGAGTCGATCAAGGCCGCGACCGGCATGCCACTGGCGACGACCGCGTGGTATTGCTCCTCCTTCGGGATCAACTTCCCAGTCTCATCGCGATCGAACTCGACGAGCACATGGCGGAATGCGGTCACATCCTCGTTCTTCGCGCCGCCCTTGGTCATCGGGTTGATGCGCAGGAACAACCCGAGCTTGGTGCCGAAGACACGGTCCACGCCGCCCTTCGCCGCCACCTTGGATTTCCATTCGGACGCGGTGAGCGTGACACCACGGCGCGGGACGATTTCGCCCTCCTCGTTCTCCGCCGCCGGGGAGATGGCGACGAACTCATCCGGCTGAAAGCACTTGTCGATGAGCCTGACAAAGCCGTCGTCGATGGTCACTGGCAGTGCCATGGTGGATCGCTCACGGCGGATCGGAGCGGATACAGCACGACGTGGCGCAGGTGATGGCGCGGCAGGCAATGGTCCGGTGGCTCCGAGTGGTTCTCTGGAGGTCCGTGCGTAGACTGAGCGGATCGTCGTCCGCGCTTCGGATTCGGTGAGCCCGTCAGCCAGTGCGCGGGCGAGAAGTTGACCTTCCGTGTCTTCCAGCGGGTGGCCGGCGTCACGGAACTGACAGGTCGCATCAAAGAGTTCAGCATTGCGCATTCCCTCGGCAGCCCCGCGTTGCAGGTAGTCGAGTGTGCGCCTGGGCAGTGATAGCCCGGTGGATCGGTATTTCGGCATCTTGTAGGTGAGTGGTCAGTGGTTGGCAAATTGAGCATTCAGGAATTGTTGGGCTTCCTCGAACGAGGCGGTTTCCGGGCGACCATGGCCGTGGCGGCGCATCATCCGGACTTGTTTCGGTGTCGCTAGGCCGAGCTTTCGGCGCGTGATCAGGCGGTCGAGGATCAGCGAGGCGTGCCCTTTGCTCAGGACGCCCAGGGTATCGAGGCCGAACTTCTGCAGCACAGCGAGCTGCTTGGAAGTGGGCGACTGCGCCTGCCACGCCATGGTCGGAACGTATTCCGCCAGCGAGGCCTCGTTGAGCGTGACGGCAAGCTCCAGGGGATCGAGCACGCTGCCGCGCCGGGTTCGGTTCTGACTGAGTCGCTCGGTGAGTGATCGAGTTCGATCGGCATTCACTTCCTCGCGGGCTTCTTCGAGGTCCCCTTCACCACCGAGTTTTTCCGTGATGGCCTTCGCATCTGCTTCATCTTCGGCGATCAGGTTTGCTGGTCGCATCAGGCTGTGCTCTTCGGCCTGCCAGAGGAAATCGAGAACGAGCAAGTGGTCCTTGCCGCCATGCATACGCGTGCCGCGTCCGATGATCTGCGAATAGAGCGCACGCACCTTCGTCGGCCGCAGGCAAACCACACAGTCAATACTTGGTTCGTCATAGCCTTCGGTGAGCAACATCGCGTTGGTCAACACGCGGATCTCATCCTTGCGGAACCGCTCCAGTGTTGCCTGACGCTCGGTGCTCTGGCCGTCGATGTGCTCGGCTAACAACCCACGCTCGCGGCAGATTTCCGCGAAGCGTTTCGACACCGCGATGAGCGGCAGGAACACGAGCGTCTTGCGGTGACGGTGCTCGACCAACACGTCGGCGATCTGTTCGAGATACGGTTCGAGCGCATGGCCGAGGTCATCCGCATTGAAGTCGCCCGCCGTGGTCCGCACGCCCCGGAGATCCATGCCGAGCGGCACGGTCTTCACCTTGATTGGCGCGAGCCATCCTTGCTGGATCAATTCGAGCAGGCTGATTTCGCAGGCGATGTTCTCGAAGTAGCGACCGAGGTTCTTTTTGTCTCCTCTGTCAGGCGTCGCGGTGACCCCTAACACCTTCGCATGATCGTCGAAATGCCCGAGCGTGTTGAGATAGCTATCGGCGAGCGCGTGGTGTGCCTCATCGACGACCACCAGGCCGAAGTGATCTCGCGGCCATCGCTCACGACGTTTTTCACGCATGAGCGTCTGCACCGAGGCCACCACGACGGGGGCATCAAGCGACGCACGGTCATCGCCCATCTCCACCTGGGCTTGGAGGCCGGTGGAACTGCGGAGCTTGTCCACCGCCTGGGTGATGAGTTCCTCGCGGTGAGCGAGGATCAACGTGCGCTGCGGCTGGTAGTCCTGCGCCAAGCGGCTGAACAAAATGGTCTTGCCTCCACCGGTCGGGAGTATGCCGAGCTGGCGGTTGAAGTCCTCAAATCCCTTTTGGATGTCCAACCGGGCTTTCATCTGATAGGCCCGAAGGCCCATCGTCTCAGAATGGTTCGTTGTCACTACGGCGTGCGGGTTGGGATTGGGTTGCGGGCTTCGAGGTGGACTTCGGCGCGTTGGACTCACCGGGCTTTGGCGGGAGCCATGCGGCGACCTTGTTGCGCTTCTTGCCGTTGTATTCCTCGACGCTGAGGCGGGCCTTGCCGGTGCGACCGATCAGGTCGTCAGCGGTGATTTCGACGTCCTCTTCTGGTGAAACCACTTCGCCGGTGGCGGCGCGGAAGCTGTCGATTTTCCAGAACGCATTCGGGATGAAGACGAGGAAGTCGTAGAGGTAGCTGCCGGGAGATGTTCGGAGCTTGAGCTCGATCATTTCGTGGCCGGTCTTGGAGACCGTCTCGATGGCGTCGATGACTTCGACCTGATAGTCGCCAGGATCTAGGAAATCAGGGCGTTCGGTTGGGGTGGATGCAGTGTAGGATGGCATGATGTTAGTTTGGTTTGGTTTTGGATTGTTTGAGATAGGTGGAAGGCGCGGCATGTTTCACCGACTCTTCCGGGAAGGGTTTTTCGCTGGGCATCCGCTGGCTCCACAGGTCGCGGAACTTGGAAGCGGAGAGATTTCCGTAGGCATGGAGAACCGGGCCGAATCCGATGCGCTGGATGTGGTGGCCGACGGTTTCGCAATCGACGAACTCGCTGCCCTTGCGCGTGACGAGCTTCCAGCCGGGGACCACTCCTCCAGTCTTGATCCGCTCGATGGCGATCTTCTTCGCCCGCTCGCGGAAGTCTTCGACCACCGCGCTGGCAGCGAGAAATCGTCCGAGCTTTTCGGGATCAGCGAGCAGCGCGTCGAAGTCGAAGCCGGGTTCCGTGACGGTCAGTGTCTCGCCCACCATGGCAAGCCGCGCCGGACAGGTATCCGCCTTCGCGCACCACGAGCAGTATTCGCAGGGATTTGGCTGCTTTGCCGGATCGTTGAACGCCTTGACGACCTGATCGACGATGGCGTGTGCCTCCTCGTAGGTGAAGGTGTGCGTCTCGATCTCCCGCTGGTCGCAGAACAACAGGTGCGCCGTCCACGAGGATGCAAAGTGAGCGCCCATGAGTCCCAGCGCATAGGCCGCCATCTGCTCGCGGTAGTTGCGTCGCGCACCGGTTTTCAGATCGAAGTGGGTGAACTTCATCGGGACGATGGAGTCCGCTGTGCCGGTGAGATTGAGGATCTTCACGCGGCAGTCGTCCTCGCGGGCAAGAACACGCTCGCGTCCGGACATCGCCCGCACCATTGAGACCGACCAGGCAACAGCGGCGATTTCGTCGGCGGTGAGTTTGTTGGCGATCACGAAGCGGTCTTCGAGTCCCAGCAACTCGGCTCGGAATGCGTTATCGAGGAGCGTGCCGCGCTCGGCAGCGGGGCCGGCCACGGGATTGCTCTCGTAGCACGGACACACTGCCAGCTTCGGCAGGTTGGATGGACGAAGGGCGCTCACTGCGCCACCTCCTTCTGATTGGCGGCGGCCCACTCGTTAACGGCAGCGACGAAACGATCAGGCTCACTCAGCATCCGAGCGGCGTATGCCGGATCCAGGTTGTCGATGGATTCGAGCGAACCTTCCTGCGTGTAGCTGAGTTGGCCGCGGGCGACCAAGAAATCGACGACGTTGGCCATGTCGGCCTTGTGCTGGAACGCGGCAAAGACCCGGTCGGTCAACGAAGCTGCCGGTTCTGCTGGCTCCGGTTTGGCGGCGACCGTGCCTGGTGACTCCACTGCCGCACCGAACACCGGAGTCAAGGCATCAGCAGTGAACGGAAGTTTGTCCGGAAGGCCATGGCGGTTCTTCGCGTCGTAAGCCGCCGTATGAGTGGCGAAGAGCACCCGCTCCTTGCCGCCGACTCCGCGCATCTTGCCGTTGTCCTTTTCAGCGATCTTGGTGACGTAGTTCGCGAAGAGCACCACGTCGGCCCATTCCTTGAGCAGCGGCGCGACCGACTTGCTCAGTTTCAACTCAAACCGGTCGTAGCTGCCCGCCTGATCCGGAGCCTCGAACTTCTTGACCGTGGCGTGGGCCAGAAAGACGACGTTCATGCCGCGTGCAAGCAGGGCATCGAGCGAGCTAAGGAACCGGGCGAACTCCTCGGTGAGAATGACCCAGCCTTTGCCGTAGCCAAAATCCTCGATGGAGTCCTTGTTGGACTTCCGGCACAGATGTTCGGCCAGGCGCTTTTCCAGCCAGTCGGCCGTGTCCACGACCAACGTCTTGAACGGATGATCTGCCTTCACGAGTTGCGTGACGGCAGCGGTGATTTCCTCCCAGGTCGTCACCGCATCGAAGCGGGCTACGTCGAGGTGGTGAGTGCCGCCTTCGGTATCGAGGAAGACGGGTTCGGGTGTCTGACCGGCGAGCGTCGATTTTCCGACGCCTTCGGGTCCGTAAATGACGACCTTCTGAGGTCGCGGGATTCTGCCCCGGCGGATGGCCAAGGGATTGGTGGATTTCGGTGTAGTTTGCATAAGGCGAATGCGGCGGGGTGTCAAATGACCGCCGTCGCTTCGCATCTGTGTGAACGTTCACAACGAGACCGGATTTTTTCACACATACCCGTCAGAAGTCGCATTTTCCATTGATGCTCAACATTTTAGATCGATGATACTCTCGGCGCTAGGTGGTGTGAAATTTTCACACATGCCAGTTTCGTCGTGTGAAATCACAATTCCTCCGGAATTTTTTTGTTCCATTTTGATAAATTTGTTTGACGTTCGCGCACTCGTAAGCAACCATGCTTACATGCTTCACAAATCGCTTGGAGAACGTCTGGCAGAGCTTCGTCACGAAGCGGGTCTGTCGTTGCGTGAACTGGGTGAAAAGGTTGGCGCATCTGCCCCGCACGTCCGCGATGTGGAGGTCGGAAACCGCCAGCCGTCTGAAGCTCTGGTCGAGAAAATGGCCGCCGCCCTGGGGACCGATCTCGACGACCTGCTCAAGTATTCCACCCGTCCGCCATCGAGGCAGATGGAGGAACTCATCGAGCAAGACACCCAATACAGCCTCGCCTTCCGCAAATTCGTCGATGCGGTGCGAGAGAAGAACATCCCGCCGTCCGAGATTCTTGATCTCACGGAGAACCTGCCGAACAAAAAAGAAGACCCATGAGCTCCGTTAGAAATGCGGCCGGCCCATTTTGTCGGCGACTTTACCTTCACGAAAATCGAA